CGCTAGCCGGAAAGAAGAAATTCGGAACTACCTCGTGGACAGCGAGCTCGCGGAGACCGCTAGGGCGCGCGCGGCTTACGAATCCGCTAAAGCCGCGTCTGAACGCGCGAAGGAAACTTCCGAGCGCATCAAACGCAAAAACAACATCCGGATAAACTACGGCGTGAGCGACGAGATGTCCTTCCGCGAAGCCTTCGCTGAAGCTCGCCGCAGGGGCGCAGGTGCCGCTGACATATTCGTCTGGCGCGGCAATCGCTACACAGCGGCGCTTGCGTAACATGCCCCAACCTGACAATCATTCCCTACTCCTCGAAGCCCTCGCGGAATACACGCACGATCCGCTGGGCTTCGTCTATTGGGCCTATCCGTGGGGCGAGCCCAACACCCCGATAGCGGACTACTCCGGCCCCGAGCCGTGGCAGGTGGACATCCTAACCTCCCTCGGTAACGGGGTTATTTCCGTCGAGGAAGCAATCGTTGCCGCCGCTGCGACGGGCGAAGAAGCCGTAACCTCCCCAATCCAAGAGGCCCGAACTTCCGGCCACGGCATCGGCAAATCCGCCTGCGTTAGTTGGATCATCGACTGGGCGCAGTCCACCATGCCCGATACTAAAGGCGTCGTGACCGCAAACACCGAGACGCAGCTTAAAACCAAGACGTGGGCCGAGCTTGCCAAGTGGCATCGCCTGTCCCTAACCAAAACCCTCTTCCGCATGACGGCGACCGCGCGCTTCAGCGTCGATCCCGAGCACGAAAAAACTTGGCGGATCGACATGGTGCCGTGGAGTGCGAAGAACACCGAAGCCTTCGCGGGCCTCCATAACAAAGGTCGCCGCATTCTAATCGTCTTTGACGAGGCCTCTGCTATCGAAGATGTCATTTGGGAGACAACCGAAGGCGCGCTCACTGACAAGAACACGCAAATCATCTGGGTCGCGTTCGGCAACCCAACGCGAAACTCCGGGCGCTTCCGCGACTGCTTCCCCGGAGGGCGCTTCGCCCACCGTTGGAACTCCGTGGCGATTGACTCTCGCGAAGTCTCAATCACGAACAAAGACCAGCTCCAACGCTGGATCGAAGACTATGGTGAGGATCACGATTTTGTTCGCGTCCGCGTCAGGGGCGTGTTCCCCCGCATTGACGCGACAAGTTTCATCTCCCACGATCTCGCTAGTGAAGCCGCGCACCGCGACCTCCCCGAGCGCAACGAAGCCGCGCTTGTGCTCGGCGTAGACGTGGCGCGCTACGGCGACGATGCGAGCGTCATCTACCCTCGACGTGGCCGGGACGCCCGCAGCTACCAACCCCGCGTATTCCGCGGCCTGTCCACTACCCAACTCGCAATGGAAGTTTACAACGCCTTTGCCGAACTACAAGCCACGGCTATCTTTGTAGACGGCGGTGGTGTGGGCGGTGGCGTAGTAGACCAACTCCTCCGCATGAACGCTCCGGTGTTCGAGGTTCAATTTGGCTCAAAAGCCAATACCTTCCACCCCAACGATCCGAGCGCCAAATACCTCAACAAGCGCGCGGAGATTTGGGGTGCGATGAAAGCGTGGTTGAAAACCGGCTGTATCCCCGAGGAAGTTCCCGGACTTGAAAACACTCTGCCCGACGAACTTTCCGCGCCCGCCTACACCTACTCGCGCGAAGACTACCTTCAACTCGAGTCCAAACGAGACATGCGCCGCAGGGGTGTGGCCTCCCCTGACGCCTCCGACGCTCTTGCCTGCACTTTCGCCTTTCCCGCCTTCGAGTCGGTCACCGTAGGTAATTCCGGTAAAGCCGAATACTACACCGACCCCAATCCCTTCGACAGCGAGGACCATGCATATGCGTAAACGTCCCAAAGCCCCTGAGATCCCTGACATCAAGCCGCTGCCCAAAGCGCCGACTCCTGCATCGTTCATTTCCAACGCGAATGCAGCGAACATTTTCAACGCGAACTACGGGAAGCTCGCCGGGGCCAGCCGCCCGAACAAATACATCAACCGCAACTTGGGCGCATCGCCGAGTAACGTAGGTGCGCCAAGCCTGATCGGGAGCCGGTAATGTATATGGAGCAACAACTGCCAAAAGGCCGCGAAGCCGCACACCAGCGGCACAAGCGCGTCCTGAGCGCCCTCGATGCCGAACGCCAGACGTGGTTCCACCATTGGCGCACAATCAGCGATTACTTCCTTCCGCGCCGCTACCCGTGGCTACTGACCCAACGCGAAGTCCGCACTCCCGACCGGCAGAACAAAAAACTCCTCGACTCAACTTCGACGCTGGCCGTCCGCACTCTGGCCTCCGGCATGATGAACGGAATCACCTCCCCCGCCCGCCAGTGGTTCAGCCTCCGCCTCGAAGGTTTCCGCGAGGAAGATTTTTCGCATGACGTGCGGTTGTGGCTCGAAGAAGTCGAGCGTCGGATGTATATCGTGATCTCCGGCAGCAACTTCTACAACGCTTTCGCCGTCCTTTACCTCGAATGGTGCACCTTCGGCACTGCGTCTCTCGGCATTTACGAAGACTATAACGAGGTCTTCCGCTGCTACAACTATGCACTCGGTGAGTTCTATCTCGCCCTCGACGGCACCCAGCGAGTCAACCGTCACGGTAGGCGGGTCTCCCGGACAATCACCCAACTCGTAGACGAATTCGGCAGTGACGCCCTATGCGAACAATCTCGCCAACTCTACGAGGCGAAAGACGAGCGGATGTTTTCGCCTGTGGAAATCGCCCACCTGATCGAGCCGAATGACCCAGAAGATAAACTGCTGAGTGTCGATGCCCCCTACCGTGAGGTCTACTGGGAAATCGGCGGCACCCTCGGCAAGTATCTCGCCGTCCGTCCCCTTTACGAATGGCCCAACGTAACTCCCCGCTGGGAACTCATGGGCAACGATAGCTACGGAACCAGCCCGGCAATGGATGCTCTCGGCGACGTAAAGCAACTGCAGACGATGCTACTCGAACGCGCTCAGGGCCTGTCCAAAGCCATCCGCCCACCCCTTATCGTAGATGCACAACTGCAGAACCGCCCCAAGGCTCTCAGCGCGGGCGGCGTCACTTACGCTGCTACAATGGGGCAAAACTTCGGCGCAAGGGAAGTTTATAAGGTCAACCTCCCTCTGCAAGAGATCGCCTATGACGTGGAGCAACTCCAACAACGTATCCGTGAAACCTGCCACAACAACCTCTTCAACATGATTTCGCAACTCGATACCGTGCGTAGTGCTACGGAAATTGACGCGCGTAGGGAGGAAAAGCTTGTCCACCTCGGCCCAGTGCTTGACCGCTTCTATAAAGAGGGACTCGACCCCGCCCTCAAACGCATCTACGGCATCATGGACCGCGCAGGACTTTTCCCCGAAGCACCAGCAGAACTCGATGGAAAGAAAATCGAAATCCAGTATGTCTCGGTTCTTTCCGACGCACAGCGTGCCGCGAGCACCTTCACCACCGAGCGCTTCCTGCAATTCACCGGCGGCCTTGCTGGCGTCTACCCCGAGGCGCGCGACATCCCGAATGTCGAGGAACTCGTCCGTGACTACGCCGAAAACCTGGGCGTCAAGCCCAAAGGCCTGCGGGCGCGAGACGAAGCTGCCCAACGCCAAGCCGCTACTGAGCAACAACAAGCGTTGGCGCAAGCTGCGGAAGTCGGTTCGCAGTTTGCTGCGGGGGCGAAAAACTTGAGCCAAGCTGATGTTGGCGGTGGGATGAACGCACTGCAAGCTATGACAGGGCAATAATGGTTTGCCTTCTCGTGGTGGATCGTGTATTATAGAGGGAAAGGAGATATGGCTGTGCCTGCAAGCGAAATAGATTGGGACAAACTGGACGAGCAGCGCATGTCTGCCGCGTTCAGGGAACTCGCGCAGTCGGAAAATCTCCGCTTCCTTCTTCGCGGGCTGTTCGCCTCATGGGGCCTTCACAACACCCCGCACGGAAGCAACGCGCTTGAGTCTGCCCGCCAAGCTGGTCGCCATCAGGTCGCGATCGAACTTCTCGCTCTCCTCAACGAATATCAACCGCACCTGTTCTCCCAACTCATGAAAGAGGACCAAGATGAACTATCCGCACGATCTGCTTAACCACTTCCGCCTCCCTGTGTTTGCCCCGGATGACGGCACCGGGACATCTGCCGAGGCCCCTGACGGTGAAACTCCCAACACCACGGCTGCGCCCGCCGACACGACCACTTCGGAAATTTCTCCCGAAGAAGAAGTTGGTTCGCTGCTCGACGGGGAGGCGGAAGATGGAGGCGAGAGCGCTGGCGCAAATACTGCTGACGCCGCGCCCGAACCCCTGACGCGCGACTCCTTCAAACTCCCTGAAGGCGTCGAAGTCCCCGAGGAAAGCTTCAACCAATTCCTCGAACTCATGAACAACTCTGAACTCGACCCCGCCGAACGCGCGCAGGGTCTTCTCGATTTGCAACTATCGGTCGCAGACGATCTGATCCGCGCCGCCGAGGAGGCGGGCATTCAGCAGTGGACCGAGTTGCAAAAGCAATGGCAGGAAGAAGCGAAAGCCCTTCCTAAGATCGGGGGCGAAAAACTTCCCGAAACCCTTGGAGCCATTCGCAAAGGGCTGGAAAAAGTCGACGCTACCGACGAAACCTTCCAAGCCTTCAACCTCACTGGTGCAGGCAATAATCCCGAAATTATTCGGATCATGCACGCGCTGGTTCAACCTTTCCTCGAAGGCAGCCCCGTTTTGGGCGATCCGCCGGGGGGCAAACTCGCGCCGGAGGACATTCTCTTCGGCGGCAACAAGCAACAGGAGTGATAAGGCATGGCGACTCTCACTGCCACCAATCCCACCCTCCTCGACGTTACCAAGGCCCTCGACCCGAACGGCTCAATCGCTATCGTCGCGGAGATTCTCAAAGAAACCAATGAAGTGCTCGATGACTGGACGATGCTGGAAGGCAACCTGCCTACCGGCCATCGGACCACCATTCTCACCGGCATTCCCGAACCGACCTGGCGCCAACTCTACGGCGGTGTCCAGCCGACCAAATCGACGCGCGCGCAGATCACCGACTCGTGTGGGATGCTCGAAGCCTACGCCGAGGTTGATAAGGCCCTTGCCGATCTCAACGGCAATAGGGCGGCGTTTCGGCTGCAAGAGGATCGGGCGCACATCGAAGGCATGTCGCAGGCTGCTGCGGCAACCCTGTTCCAAGGCAACGAGGCGCTCAACCCCGAGCGGTTTACCGGCCTGAACGTCCGTTACAATGATCTCTCCGCCGCCAACGCGGACAACATCGTTGACGCTGAGGGCACCGGAACGGACAACGCTTCGATCTGGCTTATCGGTTGGGGTCCGAACACCTGCCACGGCATCTACCCGAAGGGATCGAAGGCCGGTCTGCAGATGACGGACAAAGGTCAAGTCACCATCGAGAATGTTGACGGCTTAAATGGCCGCATGGAAGCCTACCGTTCCCATTATCGTTGGGACCTCGGCCTCACCGTGCGGGACTGGCGCTACGTAGTCCGGATTGCGAACATCGACCGCTCGGCCCTGACCGCCGATGCCGCCACCGGCGCGAACCTCCCGGAACTCATGTTCCAGGCCGAAGAGCGCATCCCGAACCTTTCGGGCGCTCGCTTCGCCTACTACATGGATCGCTCGATCCGGGAAAAAGTCCGGCAGCAGTCGATGCTTCTCACGAAGAACTCGACCCTGCAGTGGGAAGACACCGGCGGACGGCGGACGCTGAACTCCCCCTCCGGTATCCCGATGCGGCGTGTCGATGCCCTGAGCGCCGACGAAGCTCAGATCACCTAATCGACGGGGCCTTAGCCCCGTCTTTTCTTCACGACTAACGGAGACAATCATCATGATTACCGACAAATACACTACCTTCTGCGACGCAGAAGCGCTCAATACGGGCGGGGCCGGCACATACCTCATCGGCGATGTCATCGACCTCAGTGGCGTCCGCGACATCGGCCAAGGCAACCCGCTGTATCTCGTCATCAATGTCGAGACCACGGCAACTTCCGGCGGCTCGGCGACTGGCACGTTCAAGCTGGTCTCGGATGCGCAAGAGGCGATCGAGGACGATGGCTCGGCCACGGAGCACCTGACCTCGCCGACGTTCGCTGTTGCCGACATGGCTGCGGGGACCAACATCCTCACCGCCGTGATCCCGATGGAGGGCAACGAATACGAACGCTACCTCGGCATCCTGCAGGTCACTGGCACCGCCGCATTCACCGCGGGAAAGGTTGACGCCTTCCTGACCCCGACTCCCGCGGCGTGGAAAGCCTACCCGGAGGGCAGTAACTGATGGCTAAGAAGCTCTACACCCTCGGGAAGGACTTCTGGAACGGCGCGAAGTTGCAGAAACGCGGCGAGTTGGCTTACTTCGAAGAAGGCCAGGCCCCGAAGACTGCAGTATTGGCTCCGAAGCCCGCGCCGGAACCGAAGCCCGCACCTACCGAAACGAAGAAATAAGGACACTCGCCGATGGCCTACAGCAAAGTTGAAGTCTGGAACCTTGCAGTCAGCGCCCTCGGCGGGCGAGCTCTTATCTCTTCTGAAACGGAGACCGGCCGAGAGGCCGATCTCTGCCGCCTTTGGTATCCGTTAGTGCGGGACGTGGTGCTGAAGGCGGCACCTTGGCCTTCGGCCAGCACGAGAACACGCTTGGCGTTGCTCGCCACGCGGGACGCTGATGAGGATTGGACTACTTCCGATCCCGCTCCCGGCTGGGTCTACGCCTACAGCGCGCCGAGTGACATGCTTTCGCCGCAACACCTCACCACCTACGCGCGTTTCAACCTGGAAACTTATGGCAGTCAAAAAGCCATTGTGACAAATACTTCGGAAGCAATTTTGCGTTACACGAAAAGCACTGATAACCCGAATGATTGGGATACTGGGTTGCTCAAGGCAATTAGCTACGCGCTTGGCGCTGCCCTCGCCCTGCCTCTGACGGGTAAGCGCACGTTGTTCGCAGATTTGAAGCAAGTCTCGGAAGAAGCAATTATGCTTGCGCGAACTGACATCGCCAACGAGCGCGATAACCATCACGAGATGCTGCCGTCTTGGGTTGCGACGCGGGGCTACGAAGACTTGCCCTACGAAACTCGTTTCGTCTGGCCTTACGAAGACTTGAGTGGGGTTCTTTCTTAATGCCGATTTACCCTCGCCCGCAGTATGGTTTTGTCGCCGGAGAAGTCTCGCCGAGTTTCTACGGTCGGAGCGACATCGCGCAACACGAGTTCGGCGTTGCGCAGGCGCAAAACTTTTTCGTAGATTTTCGCGGCGGGTTGTTGTCGCGCGGCGGGACTAAGTTCATCGCCCCGCTGCAATTCCCTGGCTCGAAGATGTTTCGCTTTCGCGCGCAGGGTAATGACTACCGTGTTGTGTTAGGCGGCGAGCCGCAGCTTGGTGCAAGCGCTCCGACAGTAAGATCCGTCATTCGTTTTATAAGGGATGGAGGGTATTTGCTTGAGACCGCCGTGAGCATTACGGGCGTTGACTTGGTGAACGGTTTTGTCGAGGCGACAGGTCATGGCTACTCCGACGGTGACATGATCTACATCGAAATGGTTGCTGGAACTACGGAATTGAACGGTCGCTATTTTGTTGTCTCCGACGCGGAAACCAATAAGTTTAAGTTGGTCGAGCCAGTCAACCTCTACATGAACGATGCACCGCCGGCTCTTGATCTTGCTGATTACACCGCCTACTCCTCCAATGCCGGAAACCTTGTTTCACGTGTAGTGACAGTTGAAGCTCCTTACACTTACGAGGAAATCGCGGATGTTAAAATCGAGCAGCGCTACGCCACGATGATTTTCACGCATGTTAACTATGCGCCACGGAGACTTACTTACATCTCCGATACGAATTGGACCCTTGCCGCGATTACCTATGCTTCGACGGCGACTGCGCCGACTGGTCTGGCCAAAACTACCAGTGATACGGGCGATGCGGGTGCCGCGTTCCGCGTAACCGCTGTAGACCAATACGGCGTGGAAAGCCGTGCTTCCGCTTATTTCATTGCCGATAACATTGTGGATTACTCTGCAACTGAGGGGTGGCTGAAGCTAACATGGACTGCGGTTTCTGGTGCAGTGAGTTACAATGTCTATCGTTCTTTGTTGCTAGCTGAAGGCTCTAACGTAACCTCGGCGCAATCTGTCGGCTACATTGGCAATAGCTTTGGCGAGGTTTTCATCGACAGTAACATCACACCGGATTTCACGAAGACTCCGCCATTGGCGTTCAACCCCTTTGCCGATCATAACAATCCGCGAGTGTTCCGTATCTTTCAGCAGCGCGGAGTCTACGCTGGGAGCCTCAGTTTCCCGATGACTATTTGGGGAAGTAAGCCGGGCGAGATTGACAACTTCGACGTGAGTGATGTAATCAACGCCGGTGATAGTTACACCCTAACGCTGGATGCGTCGAGCGTCGAGCCTATCCGGCACCTGCTGGCGATGCGGGCTGGACTTCTGGTCTTCACCGACGTAGGCGTAAGTATGCTGCGCGCGCAAGAGGGCACTGCCCTAAGCCCGATCAACGCTCTTGCCGAGCCGCAAGCATATCGTGGCGTTGCCGCCGCTGACCCGCTCGGGATCGACCTTGACGTGCTGTATTTGCAATCCAACAGCGGCGCACTGAACACGATGATGTTCACTGAGTATACAAACACGTTTAAGCTGCAGGATATCTCCCTGCTTTCAAACCATTTGTTCGGGCTTGACAATCAGCTTCTCCGCCTCGAATGGGTGCCGGAACCCTATAAAATCCTGTGGATGCCGCGCGCTGACGGGGCTCTAATTTCCGTTACTTACGACAGGGGGCAAGAAGTTTTCGGTTGGGCGAAGCACACAACGCGCGGGCTCTTTCGCGATGCCTGCGCCGGGCAAGACGACGACAAAGACGTGCTTTACGTGATTGTCTCACGAAAAGTGAACGGCTATTGGCGTGACTACGTTGAAGCAATGCAGCCGCGTGACTACGCTTTTGTTGAAGATTTTTGGGGCGTGGACTCGGGACTCGATTACGCAGACCATTTCACTACCGATGCGCTGCTAAATGTAACTGCGGGAGAAGTTGGCGATAGTGTAACCTGCACCCTTCGACCCGTATCTGCCGGCGCCGATGATTTTCCCGCTGACGTTGTGGGTCAATATATCTACGCGCGAGGGGGGAAGTTACTCGTAACTGCCCGGATAAGCGGGACGGAAGTAACTGCCACGGTGGACCGGGAAGTAGCAGCGGTCTTTCCCGAAACCGAAGACATCATCAGACAAGTCGCCGTAGGCGATTGGAAAGTCGTTGAGCCTGTTTCAATGGTAACGGGCCTATGGCATCTTGAAGGCGAGACTGTTTCGGTTCTCGCAGACGGTGGAGCAATTCTTAACAAAACTGTAACCGATGGTTCAATTTCGTTGGATGAAGCTGCGAGCCGCATCATTGTGGGCCTGCCCTACACATGCCGAGTTAAAACTCTCCCGATCAATCTTCGCGAAGCCGCTACTGAGCATAAGCGGAAAGACATCATCGCAGTAGGCACGAAAATTTACCAAACACGTGGACTTCGCGTTGGAACCGATTTCGACCATCTGGAAGAAATGAAACTCACCGAAGTCGAATTCTTCGGCGATGAAATCTCCCTCCGGGATGGGGCAATCTACACTTATGTAAACTCCGCTTGGGGCGAGGAAGTTCAGATTTGTTACGAACAATCCTATCCCTTGCCCGCAGGCATCCTATCGCTCACGACCGACCTTGACGTGGGAGACAACTGATGCAAGTTGCCCATTGCAATCAACTATCGCAAGCGGTTGAAAAAATGCTACGTGCGCATGTGCCGGAAGAAACAGCTGACGAGCTATTTACCATGACATTTAGCTATTACTTCTTTGCGCTCGACGGTAAGCCTTTGGCCGTGCTTGGCCTGATGTCAGGCGGGTTCGTGGCCAAAGCAGTTGCCTTATGGCTAACACCACTGCAAAAAACCTACACGCGCGGAGAACTTGTTGCGGCGCTCCACTTCGGCCCACAGTTCCTTCGTTCCTTGCCGTGGGACATTTACGCTGAGGTTGACCCAATCTCCAAACGCAACAATCGCTTTGTGCGCGCCTTTGGCTTTAAGTTTCAAGGGCTTGAGCACGGGCGTCAAATCTATAAGTGGAGCGCATAATGGAAGTTGCTGCCGTTGCTGCCGTTCTTTCCGTTGCCGGCGGGGTTGCCGGCGCGATGGGCTCGATGTCCGCTGCAAAATACCAAGCGCAGATTGCGAACAACAACGCAATGATCGCGCAACAAAATGCCGTTCGGTCGAGGCAAGAAGCTGCGGTTGAGGCGCAAGAGCAAGATATCGACGCGAAAAGTCAGATCGGTGCTATGCTTGCGGAGATGGGCGCTTCGGGACTGTCTCTTGGCTCGGGGTCGCTTGCGTTGCGGCAGACAGGGGCCAGCGAATTGGCCGCGAAAGATCGTGGCTATACAATCTACATGGGCGAAACTGAGGCAATCAACTTCGAGAACCAAGCGTCGCAATTTAAGACTGAGGCGAAAGCGGCGAAGTCTGCCGGTGCTTTCAACGCTCTCGGTAGTCTCATCGGCGGTGCATCCGGCGCTGCGCGAGTCTTTATCTAAGGAAACGACATGGCAATTGGTGACGTAAAACTTCGCGGGCAGCGGCAACAGTATCAAGTTGACCGTGTAAGCGGTCCGTATCAACAGGCGGTGCAAAACCTCGCCAATGCTATTGGGGGCGTCGGCGATACTGTGCGGCTTTACGTAAAAGCTGAAGAAGAACGGCAAGAGAAAGCTGCGAAGTTCGACGCGAATGTTGGGCTGGCAGAACTCCGCGGTAACCTACACCGCGCACAAGTCGGGCTGACGAACGAGGCTCCGGCCAGCGGCGCCGGGATCACTGAGGGTTTCTATGACGAGGCTCGTCGTGCCGGAGAAGATTTTCTTAACTCTCTGCCAGAGGAACTTCGTAAAGAGTATGCCGCGCAAGTCGAGACAGCAATCCAAACTGGAACTACCGTAGCCTATGGCGCGGAGTATGAAGCGCGGCTTGGCTACGATGTCACGCAGTTTTCTAAACTGGTGGATGACTACAGCAGCCAAATCATGGCCGGAACAATGGACCGGGATACGGCGCTTAATGAATTGCAGGTTCAAATCTCTAATACTATGCTAGGTGAAGCCGGGCAGGCCGACCTTTACGCAAAGGCTGCGTCGCAGATTTATAAAGTCGCTTTTGACCGGGCGATGGAGAACGTCGCGGCGTCGTCGGTTTCGGGGAGACCCGAGACAGCGCCCGACTTGGCCGACGTAACCGGCTACATGTCTGATCGCGGCTATCCGCTTTATTCCCACAACACACACGTTGAGATTGGCACTTCAGATGCGAGGCCTGGGCCGGAAATTATGTCCCTTGCGCCTCGGGCGCTGGAAGATGTGATTGGGCCGGGCGGTAAAGTGGTGTTGACCTCTGGAGTGCGTGAAGGAGGGCGCGATCCCTCAGGGCGCCACAGCACAGGTCTGACTGGTGACTTCGTGTTCTACCGACAAGACGGTTCGCGTATCAAACCGACCGACCCTGAAATGGCGCAAATTGCTTTGGCAGCGGCTGCTCGTGGCGCGCAGGGCATCGGCTTCGGCGAGGAGTATATGCGCGGTATGCACATAGACTTCGTGGGAACGGAGGCTGGGGGCGGGCACTTCTGGGCTTCCGGCGCGGAGGCAATTAGCGGCGAATTGCTCAAGCTGATGAAGGAGCAGCCGTGGCTCGAGGGCGCGCTGCCGATCAACCATATTCCTGATGTTTGGACTGACCCAGCCTTTGATGGAGCTGACTTTGCTACGAAGGCGGCGATGGCTGCCAGTGCCGCGACGATGCTTGAAGCCCAGCGGAAAGCAGCTATCGAACAGCAAAACACCTTTACAGATAGTTTGTTGGCTGAAATTGCACTCGGTTCGGCAGGAATGGCCGAGGTTGATGCAGCCATTGCATTAGACCGTATTCCTCGCAAACGCATCCCCGAGGTGCTCGGCAAGGTTGAAGACGAGCGGGCGGCTATACAAGCCGCACAAACTTTCGACAAGGCAGTCACCGGCCAACAACCTTTGCCGAATAGTCTGGACAACCAAGCTGGGATGATGGAGTATCTCAAGCGCACCGGCATAAGCGCCGGGCTGCAAAATTTGGACGCAGACGCACAGGCTGCTGTCGTTCAGGCCTTCGGCAGCACGGGGGTTATGGCTGAGGAGTTGGTCAATTCCCTCGGCGCGCTTGCCCGCTCGCAAGACCCTCAGAAACAACTCTACGGACTGAACACACTGGCGCTAATGCAAAAGCGCAATCCAAATGCGTTTGTCTCAGGGGTGGACGAAGCCACGTTTAACCTCGCCTCGCAATGGGAAGTGCTTCAACGCTATACCCCAGCGGATGAGATGCCCGGCGCGCTTGCTCGGTTTGCCGACCTGCGGACCCCCGAAGGGCGACAACTCGCGCAAGAGCGTAAAGCACTGGCAGATGAAATTCTCGAAGGCATGTCCGAGCAAGATATTCTCAAGCAGTTCAAGACTGGCATGGCAATTCTTCCGGGACAACAGGTTCCCGACATGCCCGCGACTCCCGGAGCGGTTGCTAAATTTTCTTCTGACTACACTACGCTGTTCAAAGAATTCTACACCCAGTTGGGTGACGAGCGGATGGCGGCTGAAGCTACCGTTGGCGCTATGAAGCAAAAGTGGGGGCCGGATGAAGTTGGCGGGACGAAGCGACTGACTTACCTCGGACCGACGACTATGCGGTCGAATTACTACGGTGTCGGTGGGTTTGAAACGCCTGAAGAAGTGCGCGAGGACATCATCACGACGCTTGGCATCCCGGAAGATGAGGTGTTTGAAACTGTGACGGACGCGCAGTCCGAAGCGGAAGCCGCTCGTGGCGAGCCAGCTTCGTTCTACATCTACCGCTTCCGGGATGATCCACAATATGGACGGCTTTTCGGTCCGGTGCTCCGTAAGGATGTAGAGTCCGGGCCGTGGCCTGCCGAAGGTTCAGTTGGCGATGAGCCGCTGCGGTTCCGGCCAACGCCGAGCGAGGAGATAACGGAAAGCCGCAAGATTAATCAGCGGCTGGAGGTTCTTGATACGCTGATCAAACACGAGTCTTTCAAAACCCTTGACGAATTGCCTGTCGAACAGGATGTAACAGAACCACTAGATGTTACTGAAACCGGTCCCCCAATGACACCGAAACTCGAAGTGCTTATCGCCGAACGCGACAAGCTTCAGCAGCAACAGGAAGTTCTCAAGCTCCGTCAACGTGTGAAGAAACAAGAACGGATTGTGGAACAACTGTCGATGGACCCTGTATTGCAGCAAGCAGCGGAAGTCGTGCTTGAGTCCCTCGTGCGCGAGTTGCAAATGCTGGAGGAAATTGACTAATGGAATTTGTTGCGAATGACACGAGCGTGGCGCTGCTGCCGAACCCGCAGACGCAGGAGCCGCTCGACCTTTCCTTCGCAAGTGTGTTCGGTGGAGGGTTTCGGCAAGAGAACGAAATCGTCAACATGACGAGACTTTTCGAGCATCATAATCAGGGATTTGAGCCCGACCCGGAGTTCAACCTTCTCGACGCGGCGGAAAACGACCCGCTGTTTGAGGAATACTCGGATAGTTTCGTTTGGGCCCGAAGTCAAGACGAATACAACGCAATCAAGAAGCGTATCCAAGGTGAATTGCTGGATAAGCAAATCCTCGCCAGCGCTGGTGTTGCCGGATTTTTGGCTGCTGCGGTAGGGGCGATGGTTTCCCCGCTATCGCTGATCCCACTGGTCGGCCCGGCACGAGGCGTGAAAGCTTTCGCAGAAAGTGCGGCACTGGCAGCCGGGGCTGCTGGCGCACAAGAAGCTGCGTTGTTTGGGCTGCAGGAAGCCCGGACGATGCGGGAGGTTGCCTTCGGAATTGCCGGGGCAACAGTGATTGGCGGACTGTTGGGCGGGATGGTGAAGAATATCTCGCGGGCGGATTTGGGTGTGATGGAGCAAGGTATGGCTTCTTCACGCGGGCAAGTAGCCATACTCACCTCGGACGCAACCGGCGCCCCGATGGAACTTCGAATGAACACCATTGCCGAGCGCGAGCTACCGCCGCTTAGCGCCACCCCGGCACGAGGAGATGAAATCACGGTCTATGGGGTTGAAGGCACTCCTCGCGGCGCAGAAATCGAAAGCATCTCTGACGGCATCATTACTCTGCGGTTAGACGATGGCGAGACTGCAGTTCTTGGCCGTGGCTACGAAGCGACACCTCCGCAAAGCCCCGAGTTTCCCGTCGTGTATAATGGGCGCGCAACACCAGTGCAGGATATTCCGAATGCTGACTTGCGGCCGCTAAAATTTGCGCTCGAGGAAGAAATGGTTGTGCGAGCCAAGCAACGGCTCGACACTCAAGACCTCATGGCGCAGCGAAATGCAATTCTAATCGAAGCATCTCGCCGGGCAGCGGATGAACCGAAGTTTGAGACGCTAGTGAAAACGCTCGATCCGGAAGATATTGCAGAAGAGCGCTGGGATGGGAAGCCGACAGAACTTCCGGGGTTGTTTAAGGCCGAGGCTCCGGTGCTTGAGCTGGAAGGTGGCCTGCGGACGGGCGACCAAAGCATTGGGGCTGCGCAAACGCGCAACATCCCTGAGAGCCTTCAACGGCAGAACACACGATTGGCAGCGGCTTCGCGGGAGCTTCGGCAACGGATTGAGCGCAGTGACTTTGGCGGTGACGGCATGGTAGGGAAGTTGTTGCGGGGCACAGCTGCTCGTGTGGTGTCTCCGGACATCATCGGCACTATGGCGCGCTTGAACCCGGTTACCCGTAGTCTCGAAAGCCGCTTCCCGATGGCGCGCTATTGGGGTGCGCAAATGCAGTCCGCAGGGCTTCGGCTGCAAATGGCAATGCGTGGTGTATCACCGACTGAAGCAGGCGATATGGTGCACCGCGCGCTCACGCACGAAGCGAAGACTGTTAAGTTTCTTCTCGCCTTCGACCAGGCATTTGTCAAACACGTGTTTGGCAGGGAAGCAGCGCCCAAAGTGTTGCCCAACATTGCCGCGCAATTGAAGTCCCGTGTAGGTAAGATGCCTGCAGGAAAGATGAGCTTCAAAGAATTTCAAGACGCGGTTTTTGACACGCATAACACGGGTGCAGTCGCACCGAACCCCGAAGTGGCGGATGCGGCTCGGGCACTTAAAGAGTTCTTCGACTACGCTGAAGCGACGGCGAAAGAATATCACGAGTATAGGAAGCTCGTAGATGATCCTGATGCGCCTAAATTGTTCGAAGAGTTCGAGGGCGACGAGCTTGGAAATGCCAATTACGTTCGTCATCAGTTCGACCCTGATTACATCCTCGACCATATGGATGAGTTTCTGCGGGACGTGACTGATCACGGGGAGCAACTTCTCCAGTCTTCATTCGCCAAGGCGTTCCGGCGCTATCAGACGAGGGTTGAAAATCTGGAGGAAACAAAAAGACTACTTGCGCTGGATGACGCGGGTAGGGCTGATGAGTATGCGCGCGTTGTTACTGAATTGGAAGCGCTGGAGACTTCCGACGCGTGGGTTCTCGGGCGGAAGCAGCTTGCGGATTACAGGGCACAACTTAAGCAATCGGGTGCAGACGAGTCTGAAGTCAATAAGGCTGTGCGGGAATTTGAGAAGGGCCTTGGAGAGGACTACGGGTTTATCCAAGAAGTTCGCCGAGGGGTGATCGCCAAACGGCGGACGCTCGAAAAAATGGGGGCGACCCTTACAGAAGAACAACAGAAGCTTTCCGAAGAAATCTTGAAGCTGGAAAGCCAGCAACTCGCGCAGCTGGAAACGCTTGAGCGCGCTGTGCGTAAGGCGGAGCGGAAGTTGACCCGGCTTACGGATGATGTGCACGAGGGGAAGCTAGCCACAACGCGGAAAGAAATTCTCCAAGCGGCGAAGACGTGGCGCGAAAGCACTGCGAAGCTGGATGATCTTCTTGCCTCGGATGCTCTTGCGAAGTATGATCGAACAGTCGATAGGGCGGATCGAGCAAGTGTTCGTCTCGACGGCGCATTGACGCGTCTTGGGAAATTGCTTGAGTTCAGCCCCGAAGAAGCCCGCCGTGCGGTTGATGATGCACTGGTTGCCGTTCGTGAGCGTTCAGTGGACTTGAATGCCAAGCGAGCTGTGCGGGCGGAGAACCTTAAGCAGAAACTCGATGAAGCCGATCCAGTTGCCCGCGCGACTATGCGGGACGAGGCAATGAAGGCTGCGCAGAAAAACCTCGAAGACTTAGAGGATTTATTTACCGAGCAGTGGCGCTTACGTGGGGCGGAGGATTTAAGCTTGACTGAGGGCAAGGCCTCCTTCCGGGCGCAAGCAGAAGATGACGCCAAGCAACTATATAATAAAATTCAGGGTAATGGGCAAAGGATTTCGGGGCTGGATATTATCGGCGCGGCACGGGGCTCACAGCTTACGCGGGCATCGAACCTTCCCTACGATATCAAGCGAAAGTATCTAGTGCGCGATCCGGAGAAAGTTGTTCGCGCTTACGCGCACTCGATGTTTCCTGACATGGAATTGTATCGGGCAACTGGCTCGCCTAATGGGGCAAAAATGTTCCGCGAGCTGGAAGACGATTTCAACGTGGCGCGGGATAAACTGGTGCAGGCGACGCATTTGCTTGATGGGCAGCCGGTTGTGAAGGGGGCTGTGCCCGAGGCCGATCAAGCCCGCTTGAAACCGCTCACGGAGAAAACCCGAGTTAAGCTGTCGGAACAACTGCAGAAAGAAATCGAGCAGGTTCGGGAAGACTTCGGCGTAATGGTTACGCGGTTTCGTCACCAACGAGGTATGCCGCAAAAAGCAAGTGGCATGGCCTACCGAATGGGCCGGTTTGCACGTAATCTAAATGTAACGCGCCTCATGGGTTCGGTTGTTCCGTCGAGCTTGCCAGATGTGGCGAGGCCAATTTTCAAATTTGGGCTCACGAAAACGCTTCGAGATGGTTGGGCTCCTTATATCACTGATTTGAAAATGGTTAAGCTGTCGCGCGAAGCTGCGATACGTCTCAACATCGCAACTGAAATGCACATGCACAACCGTTCCGCTGCGGTGTTCGATGTGGGGGAAAACTACGCACGGCGGCAAACGATGCCAGAGCGTGGGATGGAGTTCCTTGCAAACAAGACTGGCTTCGTCGCACTGTTCGACGCATGGACTTCTGAGATGAAACAAATCGCTACGCGCATTTGGTTCGTTGAGTTTTCACACGCGCTGGAAGTTCTGGCGACAGGGAAGCAGGGCAAAGCATTTGACGAAGCAAGCGATTTCATCGCACAGATGGGTCTCAGCCGCGAGATGGCCGATCGAATTTGGAAGCAGTATCAACTCCCTGATGGTAGCACGGCAGTTCGTAATGGCGCTGTTCGACTGCCGAATACGGACGTGTGGACGGACTCCGAAGCCTTCATGGCTATGGGCGCTGCAGGCAATCGGGCGGCGAACGATATGATTGTGACGCCCGCCCTTGACCGCCCGAACTGGGTTGACGCGAATGAAGCATTCAGGCTTGTTGCGCAATTTCGTAGCTTCACCTTTACGTCAAACAATCGGGTATTGATGGCCTCGTTGCAAGAGCCTGATATGGCTGTCTTGGCGGGCACAATATCATCTCTTGCAATGGGGGCGGTTTCATATTATACTTGGGCTGTCGCAATCGGGGGCGAACCTTATCGCCGCGCAATGGAGGGTGATCTGGAACAATGGGCTTATGAAGCAACTGGCCGCTCGGGACTCCTCGGTGTTCTTGCTGAGGGGCAGCGTGTTGGTGAGCAAATTCCAGTGTTAAATGATCTTGCGATTTTCGGTGGTGAGTTTCGCGCTACCCGCCGGGCAAACTCAATCATCGGGCAGGCACTTGGGCCGAGTTCCGACTTGGCCGAGAGAAGCATTGGCATTCTGCAAAGTCTCGACTCCCCGACGCAATCGACCATTCATACCGCACGGACACTCGCCCCGTATCAAAACGTGTTCTATTGGCGGCGTTTGTTCTCTGCTTTGGAAGAGGGCGTTAACGAAACTTTCGACATTCCTGAGCGGAGGGACGAATAATGACCATTAGCAGTGAGACAAGCGAAGTTGCCTATACTGGGAATGGGGCGACGACAGAGTGGCCGGTGGCGTTTTACATACCCGACGAAGACTCGTTGAAAGTCTACCTGCGGGAAATCTCCTCCGGAGACGAGACCGAGATTTCGAGTTCGGACTATTCGGTAACGGGTATTCCTTCGGCTAGTGTGACTGTGACATACCCGTTGTCAGGTTCAGCTGTCGCCTCTACACACAAGGTGATTATTCAACGGGTGCTCGACCTTAAGCAAACCACGACGATCAGTAATCAGCCCCGCTTTTACCCAGCGACTTTTGAGGAGGTCTGGGACCGCTTGACGATGGTCGCACAACAGCTTTCAACGGCTCTCGGGCGGGCAGTTGCATTACCGAAAGGCGAGACGAATTTTGGTTCGTTCGTTGTCGAGGACCAAAAGATTCCGTATTGGGATGAAGCAACGAGGTCACTGCTTGCCGGGCCAACTGTATATGAAGTTAGCAACGCCCAAAGCTATGCCGAGGCGGCAGAAGAATGGGCTGTAAATCCAGAGGACGTTGAAGTTGAGACCGGCAAGTATTCTGCATACCACTACAGCGTTAAAACATCTGCTGGCA